TGGAAAGATTTTAGGCGATACAGGAAGTTGGTACACAAAAGAAAATAAGAAAAAATATGAAGATAACTATGATGCTATCTTTAGAAAAGATGAAACTAAATCAAAGGCACAGTAATTATGTCAACAAGTTATTTAGATTTAACAAATGAGCTTCTCCGCGAACTAAACGAAGTTCCTTTAACAGCAGGAAATTTTGCTGCTTCTATTGGCGTTCAACAACATGTTAAAGATTCTGTAAATCGTGCGTACTTTGATATAATTAATGAAGAACCGCAATGGCCTTATTTAGCAGTTGCTGAAAGCGGTGATGTAGATCCTATGTACGGAAACGTATATGTAGAAACAGTAGTCGGACAAAGATATTATGAATTGAAACCTGCAAGTAGTTCTATTACTACTGATTATGGTTCAATAGATTGGGATAACTTTTATCTCACAACTGTAGGTGTTAGCGGTGAATCTGCTCCCTTTGAAGGGCGTAATTTACGTTATATTACCACAGAAGAATTTAAAGATTTTCGGAGAGTTTCTGAAAATTTAGATGATGCAAACACTCAAAACTATGGCGTTCCTAATGCTGTTACTAGAAGCCCAGATGCTAGAAAATTTGGATTAAGTCCAATACCAGATAAAGTTTATCGTATTTGGTTTTTTGCATGGAGCCTTCCTACAAAACTATCGAGTGCTACAGACACTTTAGTTTTTCCTGAAGTATACAGTTCTGTTTTATTATCAAGAGCTAGATATTACATACATCAATTTAAAGATAATCCACAAGCAGCAGCGTTTGCATTAGACGATTACAAAAAAGGCTTGCGTAGCATGAGGTCTAATTTATTAGAGCCTACTCCTGCGTATTTTAAAGATGATCGAATGAGATTCGTATAATATGGCAGCTTCACAACCTTTTGGTATTTCATGCAAAGGTGGATTAAACACTAATCTTAATCAGCTTGAAATGCTCTCACAGCCGGGACTTGCTACAAAGTTACAAAACTTTGAAGTAGACCCTGACGGTGGTTATAGACGAATTAATGGTTTTACAGCTTTCGGTTCTACACGACCCAACGGCAGTAATAGAGTTTTAGGTATTCAAGTATATGCAGACGGTGTAGTTGTTTGTTCTGGCACAAATATATATTTTAGTGTTGATGGAAATAGCTGGTTACAAATTAATAGATCTGGTGTACATAGTTCTGGAGATAATTATTCTACATTTACAGGACGAAGTGTTTTAACTAGATCAGGACAAAAACAAACATCTTTTGCGGTGTTTGAAGGTAATACAGATTATGGAGCATTAATTATTTGCGATGGTGCAAATAAACCTTATTATTTTTACATGACAGGTACAGGTGCTTTAGATACTCGTACTTTTTTTGCTGAAGAAATAACTGTAAATAGCACTGAAGCTCCTGATGTTTGTGCAATACATGATCATCATTTAGTAGTTTCAGGAACTTCAGAAAATAAAAATACTATTTATTATAGTCATAATTTTGAGCCAAATAACTTTACTGGTGCTGGAGCAGGAAGCATAAAGCTAAGTGACCAAGTAGTAGCAATTAAAAGTTTTCGTAATGACTTAATGGTTTTTTGTAAAAATAGTATACATAAACTTATTAATATTAATGACTCTTCTAATATTGCAGTAGTTCCAATAACTAAAAATGTTGGTTGTTTAAGTTCTCACAGTGTTCAAGAAATTGGCGGTGACTTAGTATTTTTAAGTCCTGACGGTATTCGTTCAGTTGCGGGTACTGCAAGAATCGGAGATGTTGAATTAGGATCTGTAAGTAGACAAGTACAAGAGCTTATTTCAAACTTAGCAACATTAATAGATACACATGTAATAACAAGTGCAGTATTAAGAAAAAAATCACAATATCGTTTATTTTATTCCCCAGCTACAGGAAATGTAGCAGATGCTAAAGGAATTATAGGAACTTTAACAGCAAACGGTTTTGAATTTTCTGAAACAAAAGGTATTCAAGCTTTAGGGCTTGACAGTGGTTTTGATGAAGAAAATATAGAACAAATATATCATGGAGATAAAGAAGGCTATATTTATAATCACGATATTGGATCCTCTTTTTTATCTTCAGGAGCAGAACAAAATATAGATGCTCAATACATTACACCTAATTTTGATTTTGGTGATGTGGGTACGCGAAAAACAATGCACTATGCTAAAATTTCTGTGTCTCCTGAAGGGGGAGTAAGTCCTACTTTAAGAGTTAGGTATGATTATGAAGATCCTAATATTCCTCAACCATCTGATTATCCGTTAGCTACAATACCTTTGCCAGCTACTTTTGGTACTTCTTTATTCGGTACAGGAGTCTTTGGAGCAAGTAATGATCCAATGGTAAGACAAGCAATTGAAGGTAGTGGACATGCTGTTAGTTTTAGAATTAGCAGTTTAGATAAAAAGGCATCTTATTCAATAAACGGTTTATATATTAATTACGTTCCATCGGGCAGGAGATAACCAAATGGCAGGTACGAGCTATACAAGACAAAGCACACTAACAGACGGTGATACAATCACTGCGGGTCTGTTTAATAATGAATACAATCAAATTGTAAGCGCATTTTCATATACAACTTCTGGAACAACAGGACATCAACATGATGGTTCTGCGGGTCAAGGCGGCAATATTCACACAATAGGCGACCAAGACTTTCTAAATAAAATTGTTGTAGATACAGCTAACAACCGTGTTGGTTTTTTTATTGAAGTAGGCGGAAGTGCAATAGAACAAGTTAGAGTTGAAGATGGTGCAGTAGTTCCTGTAACTGACAATGATGTCGATTTAGGTAGCTCTAGTGTTCAGTTTAAAGATTTATTTTTAAACGGAACTGCTAATATTGATGCTTTAGTTCTTACGTCAGGATCAACTGTAACTACTATTCTTAACGAAGATAACATGTCTTCTGATTCTGATACTGCTTTAGCTACTCAACAATCTATTAAAGCTTATGTAGATGCTCAAGTTACTGCCCAAGATCTTGACCTTACTGATGGTACAACTGTTATTGCAATTGATTTAGATTCTGAAACTCTAAGCATTTTAGGAGGAACAGGAATCACTTCTACTGCATCTGGTAATGGTGTAACTCTTGCTATTGACGGTACAGTTACAACACTTACTGGAACGCAGACACTTACTAATAAAACTATTGATGCTGATAATAACACTATTCAAAACCTCGAAGTTGATAATTTAAAGTCAGGTGTATTAGATACTGATATTTCTAGTGTGTCAAGCTCTGACGATACGCTTCCTTCTGCTAAAGCTGTAAAAACTTATGTAGATGCTCAAGTAACAGCACAAGACTTGGACTTTCAAGGAGATTCAGGCGGTGCTTTAAATATTGATTTAGACTCTGAAACTCTGACAGTGGCGGGTGGAGCAGGTATTGATACCTCTGGAGCTACTAATACTCTTACTGTAGCAATTGATAGCACTGTAGCTACTCTTACAGGAACTCAAACGCTTACTAATAAAACTCTCACTGCTCCTACAATTTCAGGGAACTTAACTACTGATGGTACTATTGATGGCCGTGATGTTGCAGGAGATGGCACTAAGCTAGATGGCGTAGAGGCTTCTGCAACCGCAGATCAAACAGACGCAGAAATTCGTGCAGCCGTTGAAGCTGCAACAGATTCAAATGTATTTACAGATGCAGATCATACAAAGCTTAATGCAATTGAAGCAAGCGCAGACGTAACTGATACTACTAATGTCACAGCCGCTGGTGCATTAATGGATAGTGAAGTTACTAACCTAGCACAAGTTAAAGCCTTTGACTCTTCAGACTATGCTACAGCAGCCCAAGGTACTACGGCAGATGCTGCACTACCCAAGTCTGGTGGTGCAATGACCGGAGCTATAACAACTAACAGTACATTTGATGGGCGTGACGTAGCTACTGACGGCACTAAACTTGATGGCATTGAAGCTAGTGCAGATGTAACAGACACAACTAACGTAGTGGCTTCCCTAACCGCAGGTTCTAATATTACGATTGCTGCTGATGGCACAATTGCAAGCACTGCTTCGGGCGGTGAAGAAACCTTACAAGAAACTTTAGGTTTTGGGAATACCACAACTACTGATACTAAAATACAGTTTAGAGATAGTGGACTTTATATTAACTCTAGCGCAGATGGACAGCTTGATATTGTCGCGGACACAGAAGTACAGATAGCCGCTACAACAGTTGATGTAAACGGTGTTTTAGATGTGTCTGGTAATATAGTAGCAGGAGGCACAGTTGATGGTCGAGATGTAGCTGCTGACGGTACTAAGCTAGACGGTATTGAAGCTAGTGCAGACGTTACAGACACAGCTAACGTAGTAGCTTCTTTAACAGCAGGCTCTAACATTACTATTGCTGCTGACGGTACAATTGCAAGCACTGCTTCAGGTGGTAATGAAACACTTCAACAAACATTAGCTATTGGAAATACTACAACTACCGACACTAAAATTCAGTTTCGTGACACAGGCTTATACATTAACTCTAGTGCTGATGGACAACTTGATATTGTTGCTGATACAGAAGTACAGATAGCTGCTACTACAGTCGATGTAAATGGCATTTTAGATGTCTCAGGAAACATCGTAGCAGGTGGCACAGTTGATGGCCGTGATGTAGCTACTGATGGAACTAAGCTAGATGGCATAGAAGCAGGTGCAACCGCTGACCAAACTGCTGCTGAACTATTGACAGCCATTAAGACTGTTGACGGAACAGGCTCTGGTTTAGATGCTGACCTTTTTAAAGGCTTAACCACAAGTGCATCCGGTGCTAGATGGGATACAGTGCCAGTCGTAGACACTAATGGGGTTATGGAGGTTGGTAAGTACATAGACTTTCATACGAGTACCACAAGCACTCTAGATAACGACATCAGACTAGAAGAGTATGGTAACACCTCTGGTGCGGCTCTTATGTTAAGGGGAAATCTATATCTGAACAATGGGACAACAGATGGCGCGAAGTTGTTTTTAGGAACTGATGTTGGGCCATCCTATAGCATTAACAACAATGCTACTAGCCTTGTATTCGAAGACGGCACTTCTGAAACAATGCGCCTTAACTACCAAGACCGTCTAGGCTTGGGAACAACGGCTCCAGCACAGAAGCTCCATGTTGTAGGCGATATTGTAGCTACTGGTAACATCACAGCTTACTACTCTGATGAAAGACTTAAAAATTTAATGGGTACTATACCTAGTGCTTTAGACAAAGTATCTAAGCTAAACGGTTACTACTATACTCCAAACACTACTGCGCTTTCTTTAGGCGTAGAGTCTCAAGGAGTTGAAGTAGGCGTATCTGCACAAGAAATTGAAGAAGTGCTTCCTGAAATAATTGCTGATTCTGTAGTAGGCAAAGGATACAAAACAGTTATGTATGAAAAAATAACTCCTTTACTTATTGAAGCAATTAAAGAGCTTTCAGATAAAGTAAGCAGTTTAGAAGTTAAAGTTAAAGAGATGGAGAAATAATATGCCTACAGAAGAAGAACGAATAGCAGCAGAAGCAGAAGCAGAAGAAGCAAGACTTCTACATGAGGCACGTTTAGCTTTACATAAAAAAGTAAATATTGCTACACAGATTTTAGATAGGGCCGCGAACAGAGCAACAGAAAGTGAAAAAGAGACTATTATTGCGGCTATAACTGCGGCAAACGGTGTAGTTTTAAATGAAGTGGTAGCGGATATTAATTCTGCTACTGAAAGCCTAGTTACATCTTATGCTGACTTACATGAAAGAATGAATCAAGTGCCGCTTAAAGATTTAACAATCTGGGATATTGATTGCGTAGAGTCTGACCTTTCTACAGGTGCGTGTAAAATAATTCATTGGACTGCAACTAACTATGAAATAGTTGAAGACATTACGTATTCTAGTAGACAATATGGGTCTTGTCAGTTTAATTCTGATACTGGGGCTGAAAATTTTATTCCTTTTAGCAGTGTTACAAAAGAAAAATGTTTAGAGTGGATAAAAGCAGAATTAAATAAAGAAGAGGTTGAAGGAGATACTACTAAAGTAGACCAAATAGAAAGACTTATAGCTGAAGAAATTACAGAAAAAGTTACTCCTACACTTATTAATACTACAGCACCTTGGGATATAGGAGGAAATGAATAATGGCTGGTTACTGGGTAATGAACAGCTCCGGCTTTATTGCGTGGGGTGGGGGTTATCAGCCTAATTTATCAATGAATGCTCAGATGCAAGATGGCCGTAGTCCGTATAGTACACTATCTTTAGACAGCGCAGAAGTGCGTGACCTTGCATTTAGACGGCAACCTAACAGTTCGGTTACAATAGCTGATGATGTTTGGGGTAAGCAGTACGCTCCTTTTAATGGATACCTATCAACTCCTACATTTACCACTGGTGTATTTGGAGCTTCTGCCCCCGGATTTCCTAATGCTCAAATAGGGTCTTCTAGTAGTAATACTCCATTAACAGGTACTACTTATCTTCGCATGTGCAGACACACAGCTACTCCCGGAAATTACTCAATCGGAAATAACAAAGTTGTTTATATCCGTGTAAAACAAAATTCAAGTGGCGTTACTTATAGAGGGGATTTACAAGTATTTGGTATTATACAAAAATCTAGTACGGGGGCAACAAAGTTTGTTTCTGTTCCTAGTACTGGCTATGGGACTTCAGATAGGTGGAAAACCCTTGGCTGGCAGTCCAGTGGAACGCCCACTATGGCTTCTATAAACACTACCGTAACCACAGGGTCTGCACCTTTTTTGTATAAAGCACAAAACGCTCCTAGCCCAAGTAACGGTACAGGTCGAATACAGAACCCCTTTAACACTCAGGCATACGGAGGTAATTTTTGGTTTGAGTCAACATCTGCACCAAATAATTATTACGCTCATTTAAAAAGCCCTGAGTTTGATATTGCTACTGGAGATGTTATAGATATTTATTATGGTATAGACTGTCCTAGCTTATCCGAATGTTATATACAAATAAATTAATTTAGTAAGGTAGATAAGATAATTGAGTATACAATACGTGAAGAAGACGACATTGCAGCAGAAATAGAAGAAATGAAAAGACTAGAAAATAACGGAGAATAATATGCTTGCAGAACTAGCCGCAGCTAATGCAGCCTTTGCAGTTATTAAAAGTACAATAGCTAACGGCCAAGAATTAGCAAGTGTAGCACAACAAGCAACTACATACTTTGATTCTAAAAGTTCTATAGCTAAACAAGCTAATAAAGGTGGAAATAAATCAGACATGCAAGCTTTTATGGCTTTAGAAACTTTAAAGCAACAAGAAGAAGAGCTTAGAGAAATTATGATTTATGGTGGTAGAGCCAACATGTATCAAGACTGGCTTCAATTTCAGTCTGATTGTAAACGTAAAAGAGCAGATGCTGAAAAACAAAAGTCATATAAATCAGCTAAAAATCGTGAGTTAATGTTAAATATTTTCACTGTTATATGTGTAACACTTGTAGCAGTCCCCGTTATTGGCACACTTGTTTATTTAATAGTAAGTATTTTAAAAGGATAATAACATGAATGAGCTTAGTGAACCAACAAAAGATATGTTAGATGTTGCAGCAGCTTCTACGGCTTTAGCTTCTTTAGCTGCGTGGCTACCACCTACAGCTTCTCTCTTGACAATTGTCTGGTTAAGTCTTAGAATTTATGTGCAGATTCAAGAGTTTAAACAAAACCCCAAGCAGGATGATTAATAATGAGCAAAAAAAGAAATAAAAGAAATACTAAAAAAGTATTAAAATCTCTTCAAGCTAAAAGAGCAGCTTATCATAGTGGGGGACATAACTATGCAGGGCGTATGGGCTGGCAACCACACAATCCAAGACTTTCATCGCATAATCAGCCTACAGGTGGTGGAAGTACTCCAACAACTGCAAAAACTGCAACAGGCAAGCCACCTACACCAAAGTTAAAAAGACCTAGTGGTAGCCCCTATAGTTTTGTAAGAACGTTTGATGCAAAAAAAGGTGTTGAATCAGCTATAGATCCTAGCGCATCTGCGGCTGAACAAGGCTTTACAACAGGTTCTGAAATTCAACAACTAGATGCAGGAACACCTGTAACTACTGATGGTGTTCAAGCCCCTACAATGGCTCCTGCTGCTCAAGGAGATGTTACTTTAGGTGAAGCTGTACAACCTGTTGAAGCTTCTACATTTACAGCACAAAAAGCTGAAGCTACTGCACCTACTCAAGCTGCTCAAGGCACAGTATCAACAATTGCTGAAGCTGCTGGGCCTACATTAACTGAAAGAGCTACTGCTGCTCAACGAGACACAGAGCAAGAACAAGCTTCTTTAGCATCTGCTCAAGATTATGAAATTAGTGACGGTGCATATGTTGATGCTGTTACAGGTAAAGTTACAGACATTGCTCCTACAAAAGAAGCAGAATTTAAACAACGCGATGCTATTACAGATAATACTGTTTCATCAGGAGAAGCATCTAAAATTGTTGAGTCTGTTGGTTTTGAAGCTGCATCTAGAAGAGCCGTTACGGGCGAAGCCGCTAAAGGTGCAGCAGCAGAAATGGTTGCAGCCGTAGGAAACATTCCTAAAGAAATAACAGCAGCTATTGTTGAAGACCCTGCCTCAGTAGAAGCAGCTATAGATACACAGCCTGTTGAAGTTAAAGCAGCCATTGCAGCATTACCAACTGAAGCTTTAGTATCTTCTCAAATGGAAGGTCTTTTAGCTTCTATGGATGATGGAGAAGTTCCTGTTTGGGCTAGGCCAGCGGTACAACAAGTAAACTCAATGCTTGCTAAACGAGGTCTTTCTTCATCAACAGTAGGAAGGGATTCGTTATTTAATGCTATTATTCAAACTGCTATGCCTATTGCTCAAAGCAATGCTCAAGCTCTTCAGACTAGAGCAGCACAAAATTTAAGTAATGAGCAACAAGCTAACTTAGCACAGTCTACGGCTGACATGCAGTTAAAGCTGGCTAATTTAGCTAATGAACAAACAGCATCATCTCAAACAGCACAGATGGCACAGCAGATGGCTACACTGCAAAGCCAGTTTAAACAAGACGCTGTTATGACTACTGCACAGCAACAGCAACAAACTGCTATGCAAAACTTGCAAAATCGTCAGCAAGCTTCTGTATTAAATGTTCAGAATCAACAAGCTACAAATTCACAAAATTTAGGTAATGAACAGCAAATAGAACTTGCTAATCTTTCATACTTAAATGCTAGTGCATCTGAAAACATGTCAGCGGAACAACAAGCACGTTTAGTTCAAATGCAAACTGCCGCAGACTTTTTAGCTAAGAATGCTGCGTTTAAACAGCAAATGGATTTAGCAAATTTAAGCAACGATCAACAAACAAGACTTGCAAATCTTTCTGCACTTAATCAAGCAAGTGCTGATAATCTAAATGCAGAACAACAAACTGAGTTAGCTAATCTTAATGCTACGTTGCAAACTAATTTAACTCAAGGTAAAATTGCAGAGTCAATGGGGCTTGCTCAGTTAAATGTAGATCAACAACGGGCAGTACAAAATGCAGCAATGGTTGCTAATGTTGATTTAAATAAGTTTAATGCTGAACAGCAAGTAGAATTAGCAAACAGTAAGTTTATGCAGTCTATGACTATGGCTGACTTCAATGCTTCACAACAAGCAGCGATGCAGAATGCCACAACTCTTGCAGCAATGGACATGGCTACAGCCGACCAAGCTACTAAACTAGCTATTACTAACGCTCAAAACTTTTTAAGTATGGACATGGCTAACTTAAACAATGAACAGCAAGCAACTGTTTTAGATCAGCAACAGCAGCAACAGCGTTTGTTATCTGATGCGGCTGCTGCAAATGCTTCTTTACAGTTTAATGCTACGTCTGAAAATCAAACTAATCAGTTTATGGCAAGTCTAGCAAGCTCTATGGAACAGTTTAATTCAACTCAATCTAATGCTATGGCACAGTTCAACACTGCTGAAACTAATAGACAAGCAGCTATAGAAGCAGGGAATGAACTACAAGCTGAACAAATTACTGCTCAATTAGAAGTAGATGTTGCTAAATACAATGAACAGGTTGATTTACAGCGTGATACTTGGAATGCTCAAAATGCTCAAGCAATTGAACAATCTAATATTGCATGGCGTAGATCTGCTAACACCGCAGAAACTGCGGCTATTAATGCAGCTAATCAACAGAATGTTCAAAACGCATATAACTTAACAGCGTTAGAGCAAGCTCAAATCTGGCAGCAATATCGTGATGAAGCATCTTATATTAGACAATCATATGAAAATGAAGAAAACAGAAAGACACAGCTTTATGCTACAGCTATTGGTAATGAAGCAGGAGCAACTAAAGATAGTAGATCATCAAGCGCTTCTTTAGTTTCTTTGGTTAATGGGATTATATAGAGGATAGTACAAAATGGGACTTATTTCAAAAGTTTTTAAAGGCGTTAAAAAAGTAGTAAAGAAAATAGGTAAAGGTATTAAAAGTGCTTTTAAGTCTGTTGGTAAATTTATGGGGAAGCTAGGCATTGTTGGTCAAATTGGTTTAGGGCTTTTAATGCCGGGAATAGGCTCAATGTTCGGAAAGTTTGCTGGTGCTTTAATAGGCACTGGCGGCACAGTAGCTACTGCGGCAGGAAACTTTATTAATGCCGCACTAAATATAGGTACTAAAGTAGGTAATGTTTTTAGTAGTATTACAAAAGGCGTTACAAATGTTATTGGTGAAGTTGTTGGTGCTGCCGCAAATCAACTTGGTTTAGCTAATCCTATAAAAAACTTTACAGGTGCTTTAGGTATTAATAAAGGAAATGGTTGGAATGTAGCAGGTAAAGACTTTAACTCTGTTATGAACACAGTTTCTAATGCAGGTACTGATCTCTTATCAAAAGGTCAAGACCTGTTTAGCATGGACACACTTACAGGTAAACACGCAAGCGTATCTAAATACTTAGATGAATTAAAAGTTAAGCGAGATGCTTTAGTTCCTGATCTTAATGTGTCAGCCGAAATGGATTCGGTCACTAATGAATTTACAGGTAAACTTGTTGAAACACCCGATATAGTTCTTGAAGATTCTATGGCAAAAGCTAAAGCTTTAACAACAGGGCCGAACTTAACAGGTGTAGAAAACATGTCTCGAGGCTTGGATGGGACAATAGCTTCTAATACAGCACAAATGTCAACCGTTGCTGATGGAGTAACTAATGTAGCTACTGAACCAAAAAGTTTACTTAGCAAAGCTAGTGACTTTGTAGTAGAAAAGGCGGGTGACGCTAGAGTAAAACTTGGAGAAGCTCTTACAGATGCACCTAAAACAGTTGTAGATACAGCAGCAGCAACTTTTGGGCAAAAAATAGGTGGCGCTTATCCTGATGTTATTAGCAATACAAACTATTCGGCTGTCGCTTCTATGCCTTCATCAATGTCTATTGGATCAGGTGATTATGCAGGAGATGTTAATTTAAATGCTTACATGGACAACACTAACTACATGAATGCTTCTCCTTATGGACACACAGCAGCTATATATAACTACGGTCAAAGTATGAGAGGAGTAGGCTAATAATGGAAGAAGCATATCTTAAACTACAACAAAAAGGAGGCCGACCTATTGCGGGTCAGTCTTTAACAAACGATCCCGAAAACCCTGCTCCGTTTGAAAAGCAACCAGAATATACAAGTGTTCACCAAGCTTCTGAAGTATTGTTTGAAAAAATGCTACAAAAAGAAGTATACATCCCGCTGATGCAAGCGGTTGAAAGTGGAACACCTGTTATGGAAATTGTTCAGGTAATCTTGTTTAAAGGTTTTACAGAAGGCAAGTGGAATCCTGACTTGTTAATAATGTTAATTGAGCCTGTTGCATATATGATTATAGCTTTAGCAGAACGCTTAGACATTGACTTTGTAGTTTATGAAGACGAAGAACAAGATGAAATAGAAGACGAACAAAACTTTGGAACTCAGTTTGAAGAGTTAGCAATGCAGAAAATAGCAAAAACTTCTGCTCCTCTTAAAGTTCCTGCTGGTGTAATTAGTAATGAAGTGCTTTCTAAGATTGAAGCTATACCCGAAAATAGTTTAGAAGAAACACAGGATGAACCAGTACCTGAACCAACACCTGAACCAATGCAGCAACCTGCAAGCTTGTTAGCTGCTGCTCAATAAAAGGATATAATAATGGCGATTGAAAATATAGGCGAGTCGTTACTTTCTAATGTACGGCAAAGAAATGATAAAATTGCTCGTCAAAACAGAAAAGCAGAGCGTAAAGATGAATTAAAAACTTTGGGTATGACTTTAGCTGTAGGTGTTGGTAACAAAATGTTAGCTGATAGAACAGCAGATTTTTTAAACAATGAACAAATTTTAGCTTCTAATGTATTGTTTAAAAATGCTAGTTTAGCTAGGACACAAGCTGCCGATGAACAAAAAAGAATTGATCAGCATAAAGGAACAGCAGTAGACTTTTATAGAGATCAAATGAAAACTGAAT